ACGTTTCCAGTTGCCTCTGCTTTGTCTCCATATCAGGAGTTTTTTCTTCAAGCCCCTTCAATGCGTATTGCTGTAAACTGGCATCATCAAGCAGCCGGATGCGATCTCGCTCACCTTCGGTTTTTGCGCCAGCCATAAGACGTTCACGGATTTGCGTGGCATTTGCCTGATCCATTGCGGCCTTACGCAATGCCTGAACTTGCATTGCACCCTGAACCTCTTGCAACTTCTGCTGCTGGATAGACTGCATAACCTGTTGCGGACTTGTCTGGCTTCCACGAGACACAGACTTCAGCAAAGCGCCAAGAGCTGACAACTTTTCTCCGCCAGTGAGCGTTCCACCCAAGTTCCCGCTCATAATCTGGAGCAATCGGTTCGTTAGGTCTTCCCTACTGCCTGTTCCGGGAGTGGCTGCAGCCGACCCGGCAATGGCGTCCGTGTTAAGGAATTGCGGGTTGTAGCCACGGGCAGCCCTTGATTGCGAAAAGCTAAATGGATCAACCATAATTAAAGCCCCAGAAGTTTCAGGATGCCAGTAGCAGCTTGTTGCTGCGGACTAGAGAATAGTGATTTAGCCGCACCAGCGATACCAAGAATATCACCAGCAGTGCCAAGGAAGCCCTGACCAGGCTGGGTTGCAGTTGTCGTGCTGCTCGTTGTGGCAGGGACGCCAGAAATGCCAGACTGCAAAATCTGAAGCTGTTCACGCGGATAGCCGCGCTGTGCAAGGAAGTCCTGATATGCCAGATCAAGGTTCTGCTGGGCCATCTGACGTTGCTGCTGACCAGCGCCCATTAGCATCTGCTGACGAGCCTGTTCTTGCGAGATCATCTGGTTGCTCAAGCCAGCCAACTGGCCAGAAGCGGCAAGCTGCTGCGCCGGAAGAGCGGAAGCCAATCCAGCGGCCTGACCATAGCCCTGCTGATAGAGGTTCGCCAAGGTCTGTGCCGTGTTAAGGTCTTGCTCACTCGCAAGCTGCGCTTCATAAACCCCACGACGTTCGTTTCCGAATGCACGAGAGGCCGCCAAAGAGGCTTTAGTAGCCGCATCACGCTCTGCACGAGACTGAGCAAGGCGGCGCATCGTGGCATCTACCACGCTCTCCTGATACGGAGACATAAAGCCCTGCACGTTCTGCTGGAATGTGGCGGGTGAGTAGCCAGCGGCCTGTTGCGCTGCGCTAAGAGCCTGACCAAGCTGCGGTTGACCAAGGCGAGAAGTCGCTGCCTCACGAGCCATTTGGAATACTTGCTGCTCTTCAGGGCGGAACTGAGCGATCCGTGGCCCCTGATAAGCCTGATACGGGATGGAAGCCACATTCTGCGCAGCACTAAACCCACGGGTCAACAAGTCCTGAACAAATGGATTTAGTTGCTGCGTTGTTTGCTGTGTCGCAGTCTGACCACCCTTAGACATACTTAAAGCTCCTTAGCGATGGTGGTGCATATCTCTTCCCACCCATCCCGCTCGAAAATTCTTACCCAACCCCGTCTACCAGATATTGACATAGAATTACAGCCAATAGTTTTAGCATATGCCCTTACAGACTTCTCCATTTCGAGAAGCTCTTCTAAATCACCACCAGCGAGGAAAATGTGCATCACCCGCTTCTGTGGGTATATCTGTATCTCAGTTATGACTGCCGACTTTTCACCGGGCCAGAACTGAAAATCGCCTCTAACTACACCATTCCAAATATCGTCTAACGTGTGCGTTCCCTTGGCATATTCTAATGCGTCTTCGATATACTTTCGGCGCGCATAGAATTGTTCATAAACTGGTATCATTGCTGCACTTGCGTAACGGTTAGGATGATTGAAGGCACAGCGGGTCGAGCGAAGGTGGCCGTCCCTACAGCACCTGTAGTCGCAGCCGTCGCTACAATCTGCACGTTTGTATCGTCTACCGCGTACATAATCTCAAAGTAATCATTTGCGTTCAAAGATAGCGCCCAGTTCCAGCCCACTACTTCGGCTGCGTTATTCGCGGCCACCGTGACTTCGCTGTTGGAGTTAGGAACATCTGTCCCATTAACACGCGGCCAAATCCAAATCTTCTTGGCGCTCGAACTTCCGCTGCTTAACTGCACGGAGAACTGGAAGTTATAAAGGCCCGATGCAGACGCAACGATCCGAGATGTTGGCGTTCCCCTGCTAAACCCTTTTGCGAAGTCCGTTGTGTTAAATGTAATCGCGTAGGGCGTATAAATGGCTGCTGGTGTCTTTGTGGCGGTATCGCTAAATACGCCGTAGTATTCCTGCTGCTCAATCGTCGGCCTTATGAAAATCTCGCCGTCAGATGTTCCGACCTTTAACACAGCCGCAACTGGAATTACGTTATTGGGAGCCGTTGGTTTTGTGCTTGTAAATGCCCCAGCCGTTGTAGGTGATGCGTAAAGAACATCTCCGACGCTAAATGCGCTGGTATTTACGTTTCGTAGATGCCCCCAAACCTGACAATATCCAACCTCACCGCTATCTGGCAGATCGTGGCATACGACGCCAAGCATATACAAAGAGTTTGACGAGCCATCGGCAGTGAACTTTGCGACACGCAGGGCGTTATTAGTCCCTACGCCTACAAACCCAACCACGCTCCCCTTAGAGATTGTCGAGCCAGTCATATTCTCTACGCGGGCGTATGTATCCAATCCGACCTGCTGGATTACGCCAAACTCCATGCCGATATCGGCTGTCCCGTCATCTGAGTTCCAAGACAAAGTGCCTTCAGCGGGAGTGTGGGTATCCGTTGTGACGAATGAAGCATCAGAAACAATCAGCTTAGCGGGTTGATAGACGCCAACGTCCTGCCCTTTTTCGTAAAGGGTAGTCGAATAAAGCTCAATAAGGCGGTTCCGTTGCGCCTCATATGCAGGGTTATAAGAACCGGGAGGTGGCGGTAGCTTTAGTGTCACCTGCGGCCCCCAGCCACTGCATTAATGCGCTGCGTGCCAACACGCCAATCAGACGGTGTAGCATCAGTTGTAATCCGCATCTTCACCTGCCGACCATTAAACCGCAACGATGTAGGCTGCGTCAGGCTGTAAGGGCCGTGAGAAGTTTCGGCGCTTGTTGGATAGTAGCGTGTCTTGAACGTAATCACCACACTACCTTGGTTGCGCTCATCTGGGATCAGTTCGTTGACATACATAATGTTGTCGCCGTTACCAATCTGAACAGGGCCGCTTTCAACGTAAGGCAATGCGCCGCTGTAATTCAAGCCAACTTCGTGGTCGTAAATAAAGCCATCTGTGCCAACCATGATTGGGTTACGAAATACGCTGCGATCTGTGCCAGCGGTGCGAGCCAGGGAGCCAATTGACCAATGGTTTTCAAGATAGTCCCAGCAAACGTAGCTATCGTTCTCATTTGAGCCAGCAGAAGGGTAGAACCACCAGACTTCATTATATTGGCTGTTGTTTACCGCGTAGACCTTGGAGATTTGGTTGACGTTCAGATTGTTGAATACATAATCGTAAACGTCGCAAGGTAGAGGCTTAACGTAGCCATCGTAAACGTGGAAGCCTTTCTGGCCCATCCAAACGGCCATATTATCGAGAACGGCAACGCAATTGGCGGACGCCGCACCGCACGCACGGCCAGCAATTTCAGCGCTGTAAACAAAGGGCTGACCAACGTAGGTGAGAACGTGAGCGTCAATGTCCGTCAACACAAGGTTCTGACCACGGACGCGCTTGGCGGTAATAATCCGACCTGAAGTCTGAAGGGTAATGCTGCCAGCCAAGTTAGTTGATGATGGCGTCCAGACCGTGTTGTCCTCTAGGTCAGACCATGCAACCTTGCGACCATCGCCAGAGGCTCCTAGAGCAAACAGGGAGCGTTCAGCGGTAACAAGGCAACCTATGTTATTGATCGGAGCGTTCGTAATGACGGCGGCTTTTGTCGGCGTAGTGTAGTCAAGCTGCCATTCGTAGAGATTGCCATCCGATGTGGCGCATCCGACGAGATACTCGCCCCAAGTATCAAGCGACCATGTGGTAGCGGGAGTTACAGAACCAGTATCAGGCCGAGGTGTGCCATAATAGCCACCGCTATAAGTTCCAATCCCATAGCCAGCACCCGTAGAAGCATCATCAGAACCCGCCGTGAAGCCAACAGGTGTAATGTCTACCAGAAGATTTGACTGAGTTACAGCATATAGCTTTGACGACGTTCCAATCGCCATCAATCGGACATTGCCGTTTGTCTTCCAAGTTAGGAGTGATCGAGCCTTACCAGAAAGCGCCGAGATGTCCCGCTTTTCCCATCCGCCAACAGGTTCCAATGCGCCTTCTGTCCAACGCACAAGGTTGGCGTCATACCACCTTCCAGCAGACTGAAGCTCAGTGCCGCTGCGATATACGCCTGGAGGAATGTTCAGCGGGATCAGGGCCATAGCTACTCATCATCATCAGGAGAGAACGTAAACACAATCTCTATATCATCTTCGTCCTCGTTTTGCCATGCTTCAGCCATCAAGGCCGCATAAGCTATGGCATCCTCAGAGCTATCTTGATGCCAGTAAGGCGTCTGAGCCTGTCTAGAGAGCTTGAGAAGCAGCATAAACAGCCATCCCTCATGCTCCGATAGAATGTTTCCAGTGATTACGTTAAAGGCCGCAACAGTTCGGCCCATGCTTCTCTCACCCTCTGGGCTGTCGTATTCCTGACCTCGCTCAAGCATCAGGTCAGCAGCGCGTTCCAAAAACTCAATTGCCGAGATCGTCATCGCTACTTCCTCCGTCGAATACACATTCGCCTCTGAAATACGCTTTCCCATTTAGCACCTCGCAAAGTTCTGGAGGAAGAAGCATCCCATCCTTGAACGTGATAACTGCAAAGCCTGACGTATGCGGTGATGGGTTGTTTTCTGCGTAATCAAACTGAGGGCCGTGAGGATCGGCGAGAGTGCCAGTGTCTACGCCCCAACGACGGCCATTGTAATCCGCCCAAGGGGTCACAGCAAGGCGATGTAGGTGTCCAGTGACGATTGATCTACCAGACTTCAGCGCGTTGTTATAGGCTGCGTGAATGCCGTTGTGATAGCGATGCTTAATCATCATCGTATCGTTTACCATTAGCGACCAAGAGAAGTCCCATCGGTCGAACTTGTTTTCAAGGCGCTCTACGACGCCATCATATTCGGCAGCGTTTGTAACAAGCGCACGATCAAAGCGGGCGTCATGGTTGCCGATATTCCAGAACTTAGCACAGCCCTTGGGCAAGCGCATTTCAATCTCGCTTAGGCGATCCTGACAAATCTCAAGCTCTTCCTTTACGGATGGAAGCTCTGCCCATCCAATAGGGGCATGACGAGACACACGAGCGCCGTCAAACAAATCACCATTTGCGACAACGGCAGTCGGCTTCAGATGGTCGATAAGCAGCAATAGCGCTTCGTTAGCTACTGTGCGGGCCTGATTGGGCCACCAGTGGGCATCAGAAAAGACGATGATATTGCCGTCGAAGATGTTTAACTGGTTCTGCTTCTTATAAGCGCGGCCAACGTCATCTTGCGACCAAGCCCCATGCGTATGTCCACGAGGCTTTGATTGAAGGAAAATTCCTTTAGCAGCTAATTTTGTGCGCCGGGCATAGATTTGGCGTTCTGCAAAGCCTGTTAACTCGTGCATTCGGCGCGGGCTTCCACCAGCTTCCTGCCATGCCTGAATAAACTCGTCGTCTGTAAATGTCTGGGCCATAATATACCCCCCTCTATTACTTCTCCTTAACTGCCTTAGACCATGCTTCGACAGTTAAGCGATGACGTAGCGCACAATCACCATATTTTGCAATGATTTGCACTTCCCATATTGATCTTTCTGGATCGGTGAGGGGATTTGGCGGTGATGGAAGGTCTGGGCAATTACTTGCTAGGTTTGCCGGAGGCAGCGGCATTGGCTGCACTGATACTGCCTTCGAGCAACCCGATAATGCGAACATCAGGAGCGCAATCAATAGGAGCATCCGGCACAGTTTTATAAATTTCTCGGATCGTGCGCTCTGTTCCGGCGACCACGACATTGGCTTGATCTCGTTGGTTTTCGTAAGACGAAGAAACCGCATCGACTTTCCCCTGTATTTCTTTACGCTGCTTCTCGGCTTTTTCGAGAGCGGCTGCGTAGGCGGCATCACATTGCCAATCTCTTACCTTCCATCCGGCGGAGACACCAATAATGAGAGCGCCTCCCGCCACATACGCAAGAATTGGATTAATCGGAGGCATTTAGCTTTTCCCATGTTCTTACCGCGAATGCTGTTGAGCAAGCAGTGATAACCGCCGCCCAACCCATCAAATCAAGGCTCTCTTGCCGCCATATAGGCAAAACAATCCCATGAATGACAACCCCACCAGCTATGCCAATGCAACTAACAGGCCGCCACCAAACCCTGACGCGCTCTAAAAGCGCTTTCTCAAGCTCTTTCATCGTCATTTGCCATTAGCCTTAGTCATTAATAGCGCATCGGTGCAAACCTCGTCCACACGACGCAACCAGCCACGCCCGAATGTAGCAAATGTCGGAAGTTTCTTGTAATAAGAGCGCCGAGCCTCCTGAAATTGGTCGATCACACTTCCAACGCCTTCGGACGCGGTCTTTTTAGTCAGCGCAATTAGCGTTTTAGGGCCAATCTGACCGTCTTCCGTAGCCCCAACCATCCTTTGCAGGTATCTTGCCGAGCGGTTGGTTCCTGCGTTCACGCCAAAGTCAAACACGCATAGATCAAGGCCACGAGGGATGCCGTCGCATTTAAGAACATCCCAATATTTCTTTTTATACAACGGAGCCACGAGCGAAGGTGTCAGTTTACGCATGATTTGCTCAGAGACCTTGTGGCCGATCCACTCTTCGTAGACCTTCTTGGTGACGCCAAGGTTCGTCATGCCGCCTGGGTCTTTAGGATGGTTTACAAAGCCGCCTTCGTGGTGAAGTATCACCTTTAGGCAGTTATTGAAGTTGTTGGCGGCCATTATCGGTCTGCCTTGTTATCCAACTTGTCTTCGATCCGGCGCAGGTGCATCATGACTTCATCAAATTTCTTGTCGATGGCGCTGAATTTCTCGTCGCCATACTCAAGTTTGGTTTCGAGGATTGCCAGTCGGTTGCTCAGTTGCGTCCACACACCAATGATGGCGAACACGCCAGCGATTACGGTGAGAAGCGTATCAATCCCGAATGACATATCCATCGCAAAAGACCTTGGTAATTCTAAAATTGTTGTATCATAAAATTTTAGTTGAGGCGATTGAGTTTTGTAAAATATCAGTGCTTTATCGTTATGGTTGACGTTTCCCTGTCTATTGAAACAACACCCTCGCAACAAATACTCCAATCCTCGCCTGTTTTTTCGCCTCTGGATGGAACATTTATCTCTACATTTTTTACAACATATTCCCTATTCCCCTCAAAGACACGCCAAACATGATCGACCGTCCCCCTTCCGGGCATACCGCGTGACTTGTTAAATCGAATAAAAATCCTCGACATCAGATTATCTCGGCAGACGCTG